GCGCCCACTTGGTGCTGCTATTCGCGGTGGCGAAATTATGCATACTGGCATGGTGCCCTTTCTGAAAAAATGGTTTGGTGATCTGCGCTCTTGCTCACAGGGTGGCATTCGTAATGCCTCTGCGACAGTATTCTATCCTATCTGGCATTATCAATTTGATGATCTTATTGTATTGAAGAATAATCAAGGTACAGAAGAAACTCGTGTCCGTCACATGGACTACGGTGTTGTGCTATCTGCTTTCTTCTGGAGACGCTTTAAGAATAAAGAACAAATTACATTCTTTGATCCCAATGAAGTGCCTGATCTGTATGAAGCATTCTATAGCAACACAACAAAATTTGAAGAATTGTATGTTGCTTATGAACAGCGTACTGACCTGCGTAAGAAGACAATGAGTGCTGAGGAAGTATTCAAGTCTGGAATTCTTAAAGAACGCACTGACACTGGTCGGATCTATCTAGTATTCATTGACAACGTGATGAAGCAAGGCCCGTTCGATCCTGAGTATCATACAATTTACCAGAGTAACCTATGCTGTGAAATACTTTTACCTACTAAGTCCTTTAAACGTCTGGATGACAGCACTGGTCGTATCGCACTATGCACACTGGGCTCAATCAATTGGGGTGCGTTCCGTAACCCAGAAGACATGCGCCGTGCTTGCCGTATACTGCAGCGTAGCCTCAACAACATTCTTGACTATCAAGACTTTCTTTCCATCCAGTCTAAGCTGAGTAATGATGAAATTCGCCCATTAGGAATCGGTATTACTAATCTTGCCTACTGGCACGCCAAGCGTAGTCTGATGTATGGTGAGAAAGATGCGCTTGCTGAAGTCAAGACCTGGATGGAACATCAGGCATTCTATCTTACTGAAGCAACAGTTGAGCTTGCTAAAGAGCGCGGCGCTTGTTTGGATAGTGCTAAGACACGTTACGGTCAGGGAATCTTTCCTTGGGAACTACGTGCCACTGGCGTTAATGAACTAACTGACTTCACTCCTGACGAAGCTCTTGACTGGGAAACTCTTCGTGGTAATATGAAACAATACGGTGTGCGTAATGCTACACTGATTGCCATTGCCCCAGTAGAGTCAAGTTCAGTTGTTATCAACAGTACTAACGGTATTGAAATGCCAATGAGTTTGATTTCAGTTAAAGAATCTAAAGCAGGCTCACTTACTCAAGTTGTACCTGAGTATCACAAACTGAAATCAAAATACCAGCTGATGTGGGAACAAAAAGATTGCGATGGCTATTTGAAAACAGCAGCAGTATTAGCTGCGTATGTGGATCAAAGTATTTCCACTAACACATTCTACAATCCTGCTCATTTTGAAGGTCGTAAAGTTCCTACTACTCTAATTGCTAAGAATTTGATGCAATCTCATCAGTGGGGCCTTAAAACGTTCTACTACTCATTAATTAATAAACAAGGCTCAAAAGCAGTAGATGAAGTAGCTGCTCCTTTAGAAGTAATCGACTTCGATGACGAAGAAGGTTGCGAATCCTGTAAACTCTAATCTTAAAATATGTCAATCGAACAATACAACCTAAACACCAAGACCGACTATCTAAATCGCAAGATGTTTCTTGACCCAGCCGGTCCAGTCACCATCCAGCGATTTGAAGAAGTAAAATACAAAAAGATTGCTGACTTTGAAGAAACTGCCCGCGGGTTCTTTTGGCAACCAGAGGAAATTAGTCTGACTAAAGATGCTGGTGACTTTAAAGATGCTAGTGATGCAGTCAAGCATATCTTTACCAGCAATCTACTACGACAAACTGCGTTAGATAGTTTACAAGGCCGCGCCCCTAGTCAGGTGTTTATGCCTGTCGTAAGTCTTCCGGAGCTGGAAGCATTGATTTATAACTGGACCTTCTTTGAAACTAATATTCATAGTAAGTCCTATAGTCACATCATTCGTAATATCTACAATGTCCCTAAAGATGTGTTCAACACCATCCATGACACACAACAGATTATTGATATGGCTAGCTCAGTTGGTAATTACTATGAAGCATTACATGTCATTAACTGTAAAAAACAACTTGGTGAAGTTATCGTAGAAAAAGAACATATTAAAGCAATCTGGATGGCGCTTCACGCAAGTTATGCGCTTGAAGCATTCCGTTTCATGGTATCATTCGCAACATCACTTGCCATGGTAGAGAATCGTATCTTCATGGGTAATGGCAATATCATCAGCCTGATTCTACAAGATGAACTATTACACAAGGGCTGGACAGCTTATCTTATCAATCAAGTAGTTAAAGAGGATAGTCGTTTTGCTGCTATCAAAGCAGAATGCGAAGATGAAGTATACGCCTTGTATATGGATGTTATACGCGAAGAAAAGGGATGGGCTGATTACTTGTTTAAAATGGGACCTGTTATTGGTCTGAATGCTAATATTCTTAAAGACTTTGTTGACTTTACTGCTGTTGGTGCTCTGAAAGAAATTGGGATTAAGTATCAAAGTACTGCCCCAAAAACTACTCCTATTCCCTGGTTTAACAAACATGTCAATACTAGCAACAAGCAAACAGCATTACAAGAATCGGAAAGCACAAATTACGTAATAGGAATAATGTCCGAAAACATTGACTATGACGCACTTCCCGTGTTATAATAATTTAAGGAGAATAAAATGACAGCAGTTATCTGGAGTAAATATCATTGTCCCTATTGCGAACAAGCAAAAGCACTTTTAAAACAAAATGAAATTGTTTTTGAAGAGCGTAAAATAGGCGACGGATGGACAAGAGAAGATTTATTAGAAGCTATTCCTAACGCTAGGACAGTGCCTCAGATTTTAATAGATGGCACACTAATCGGTGGATTCACCGAACTTAAACAAAAACTAAACAAGGAACAACATGAATTTTAATATCGATACGGGCACAGTAATGACTTTTAAACTAAACAGCGGTGAGGAACTTATCGCTAAGGTAGTAGACGTCCAAGGTCAGTTTGTTAAAGTAACAGAACCTGTATCTATCGCGCCTAGTCCACAGGGTATGGGACTGGTTCCAAGTATGTTTACCGCAGAACCCAAGGATGACGCAGTGATAAATATTAATAGCGTTTCACTATATGCTTTGACTGAGGAATCAGTTAAGTTTAAATACATTGAAGCAACTACTGGAATTAAAATCCCAGAGAAGAAAATTATACTAGGTTAAAGAATGGCAGCACTGAGTAGAGTAGGAGATACAAATGCACCAGGCGGCGCTATAATGCGTGGCGCCAGTACTGTGTTTGCCAACGGCATCGCAGTAGGGTTACATAGTAGTCAGATTACTCCTCATGCTCCATGGGGAAAACCTCACCCGCCGCACGAAGCAGCAATGACAACTGATGGTAGTCCTACTGTGTTCGCAGAAGGTGCACCAATACTCAGAGTAGGGTCAGGTAATACATGTGGTCATAGTATAGTCCAAGGCAGCCCGGATGTATTTGTACCATGAGTAATTCAGGAAAACAAAGTCCACTTGGTGTAAACACACTAGGTTCACTATTACAAAATACTGGATTTAGAATAAACTCAGTTGCCGCTAGTTATATGGGGTCAAGTACGTCAGTATCTAACTATACTTTTGGTACTCTGTGTAGTAGCACTTGTCTAAATGTATTGACTACTTCTATTCGTAGAGCATTTACAGATGGGTCACTCAATACCACGACATATAACAATCTAATATCAATTGGTAGCGGATCAATACCGGCTCTTGGAAACTCCAAAGCACCAACCTATACTTGGACTGGTGCTCCTACTTGGAACCCTTATCTTACTACTGAGATAACAAGTTATGGTTATGCTCGATTATTTGCGCTACAAGCGTATAATGAGTTTAACTATAATGGATCGTTGCCGGTATACAAAGATTTTTTAATGTCATTCATGGCTGCGTCTGGGTTTATTGACCAATCAAACTCTGCTATACTGACAGTTTTTAACTCAATTGATTTTGTCGCCGGTACCTACAGCAACATGAATGACTTGATTAGTGCTGATATAACTGGAGTAAGTTTATCAACTACAGTGTTTGGTCAAGATTTAGTTACAAGCGGCAAAGCAATTGACCTATCAACGATATCTACTTTTGGCCTACCATCTAATCTATTATCAACTCTTAACACATATAATGCGATAACACCTTCACTGAGTCTGGCGTTGTTATCAAGTGGTATGTCGGTGTCTGAGATATCAGATATATTAGGCAAAGTAAGTATTCCTAGCACATTACAGCAGCGTAATATTTACGGTGCGTTTATGATTATAGTAGGTCAAGACTTAACTGATATACTTATTCCGCTGAACTGTAAAACACAGGGATTAGAGTCGTTAGCTGAGTTGTTGAACCCTCAAAAACTATTCCCTAATAGCTATCCTTCTTTAACTGTACCGGTATATAACGCATCGGCCGGTCCTACTAATAGTAAGACATATTATCCTATATATGAAGATGGTGGAGTTAGTTCGCGTATAACTAG